AGAAAACAAACGCCGCGCCCCTCTGGGCGGTGGTGGTAGGCCAACTCACGCCTGGAGATTTGATGTTGAACGCAAAACCTATTGTCGATACCACGCGCAGCCATCTTGGGCTGGGCGTTAACGCCGGCGTGACTACCCCACCGGTGTATGTGCCCGCGGAAAAACTTACCGAGGCTGCTGCCTGTGACTGGATCGCCAATGCCCTGGTTGGCCAGTCGATTCAGTACCACGAGGGCTTCTTGATGATGGACCGCTCCGATACGGGTAGCGGGCTCCCCGCAAAGGAGCGAAACCGTCTGCACTCGGTAGCACGACGTATGTGGATCGCCTGCGAACTTGGCCTGGTCCACCTCTTCAGCCTGAAGGTGGCCGACGGCCATTACAGATACCTCGCGGTCCGATCAGCCAACACGTTTTCGCCCCCCGAAATCCGCACCCGCCTGCGCCAGGTAGGTACGCCATCCCCTGTGCCCGCCACCGGCACCCATTGAGAAAGAGAGTCCCCATGATCCCTGAACCCGATGCCCTCGACGAGGTGGGCAACTATGTGATGGCAGAGGTTGAAAACCTGCCGCTGGCGGACCTCGACCGCCTCATCCGTAAGGTGTCTGACACCGAAGATACCGCTTGCCATTACAGGCAGTTCCTGCAAGGCGTGCTGCACCGCCGCTTCGGTGAGCGGGCGCACCAGTTGCGCCAGGACGCTGGTAAGTCCACCGGTACGGTGCGGTTCTCCGACGACGGGTTCACCGTTGTGGCGGACTTGCCAAAGCGGACTGAATACGACCAACGCAAGCTCAAAGAAGCCGTCGAGGCCCTGCGCAAGTGGGGTGAAAACCCCGAGGACTACGTGAGCCTGGAGGTCAAGGTCGCCGAGGCCAAGTACACGGCCTGGCCGCCAGCAGTGCGCCAACTGTTCGAACCCGCCCGCACCCTCAAAGCCGGCAAGCCCACCTACAGACTCGAGCGCATCGTGGACGGTGTTGGTCCTGACGCGGCAAATGACAGCAAGTTTGGGGAGGAGATCTGATGGCTATCTCCCTTGCACAACTGAACCGGGCGGGCACACCCAAACCGCCCAGGGTGCTGATTCACGGGGTTGCTGGGGTCGGTAAGACCACCTTCGCCGGTCAGGCCAACAAACCCGTGTTCATCCAGACCGAAGATGGGCTGGGCACCAACTCTGCGGCGAATTTTCCGCTGTCTCGGACCTTCGACGAAGTGATGGAGGCACTGGCGGCGCTCTACACCGAGCAGCACGATTTCGCTACGGTCGTGATCGACAGCGTGGACTGGCTTGAACCGCTGGTCTGGGCCAAAGCCTGCCGCGACAACGGCTGGAACTCGATCGAGGACGCTGGGTACGGCAAGGGCTACGTCGCGGCCCTGAACCTCTGGCGCCAGTACATCGACGGCCTCAACGCCTTGCGCGACGACCGGGGCATGACTGTGGTGCAGATTGCGCACACCGACATCAAGCGTTTCGATTCGCCTGAGCACGACCCCTACGACCGTTACGTGATCAAGCTCCATGCCCGCGCAGCGGCATTGCTGCAAGAACACTCGGATGTCGTGCTGTTTGCCAACTACCGGATTTCCACCGTCAAGGCGGACGTCGGCTTCAACAAGAAGGTCAGTCGTGCCGTGGGCTCCGGCGAGCGTGTGATTCACACGGTCGAACGCCCAGCCTTCCTGGCCAAGAACCGCTACGACCTGCCCGACACGCTTCCCCTTGAGTGGTCTGCCTTTGCGCAGGCCATGCCTGAAACCTTGCATTCCACCCTGATCCCATCCACCACCACCCGCACCTGAAAAAGGAGAAATCACCATGGCTTCATTCGGACAAACCTTCGACGCATCCTCTGTCGCGCCCAGCACCAGTTACGACGTACTGCCCCCGGGCAAGTACCTCGGCCAGATCGTCGCCAGCGAAATGCGCCCGACCAAAGACGGCACCGGCCAGTACCTGTATCTGGAGGTCGACATCCTTGAGGGTCAGTACGCCGGCCGCAAGCTTTTCGACCGACTCAATCTGGTCAATGCCAATCCCGACACGGTTGAGATCGCCAAGCGCACGCTGTCGTCGATTTGCCGCGCCGTGGGCAAGATGCAGGTGAGTAACTCCGAGCAATTGCATCTGATCCCGATCACCCTTGATGTGCGGGTGCGCCCGCCCAAGGGCCTGTACGGTGAGTCCAACTCCATCCGCTATCTGCCGCGAGGCGGTGCCAGCGGAGCTGTCGCTCAGCCCACACAGCCATTTACGCCTCCCTCAGCCCCTGTTGCTGCGCGCCCCATCACGGCCGCCCCGACCGCAACCCCCGCGGCCAACGGGCTGCCCTGGAAGCGCCAGGCGTAAGGAGGACCCGGGCATGCATGAGCACGCTCCAGCGGCCACGCCGATCCGACTGCCCGGCACCTTGCAGGGCTGCCGCGAGCGGTTGGCCGCGCTTCAAGATGAGATCGCGTCCATACGGATCCAGATCGCCACGACCGACATCCGTCGCCAGACAGAGAAGAAGTCGCTCGATGCCACCTGGTTTCACCGTGCCAAGACGGCGCTGCGCCTGAAACAGCAGGAGCTGGCGCAGCTGACCGCTCACATGGCCAAGCTCAACTCCGCTGAGCCTGGGGGCCACCGAGAGCGGTTCAAGGATGCGCTGATTGAGGTGCTGCGTGCCGACTGCGACGATGAGCGCTGGCAATCAGCGGTGACCCGAGCCCGGGAGCTTCACGCCAAGCAGGGGGTGCAGCATGGCTGAATTGCCCAGCATCACCAGCCCCACCCGAGAGGCGATCTTCGCTGCCTATGAAGCCGACGCGGGAGATGGGTTTCGTGCCCATCTTGGCGCGTCGCTGATCGGCAAGGAATGTGAGCGCGCCCTCTGGTTTGATTTCCGCTGGGTCACCCGCGCCCAGCATCCTGGCCGACTCTTGCGCCTTTTTGAAACCGGCCAGTTGGAAGAAGCCCGGCTGGTTCAGAACCTGCGCCGCACCGGGGCGACTGTTCTGGAAGTTGATCCGGACACGGGGCGCCAGTTTCGGGTTCAAGCGCATGGTGGCCACTTTGGGGGCTCGCTCGATGGCGTGGCCATCAACCTGCTGGAGGCGCCCAAGACCTGGCATGTGCTCGAGTTCAAGACGCACTCGGTCAAGAGCTTCAACGACCTGATGGCCAAGAAAGTGCGCGATAGCAAGCCGCTGCACTTTGCCCAGATGCAGACCTACATGCACCTCATGGGCTTGACCCGTGCGATGTACCTGGCCGTCTGCAAGGACACAGACGATGTTTACGTCGAACGGGTCGAGGCAGATCCGGCTTTTGCGCAGGGCCTGTTGGCCAAGGCTGAGCGAGTCATCTTCGCGGCCACCCCACCGCCGCGTATCAGTACGGATCCAGCCTGGTACCAGTGCCGCATGTGTGACCACGCACCGGTCTGCCACGCGGACGCACCAGACGCTTCCGTCCCCGAGATCAATTGCCGAACCTGCCTGCATGCAACACCCGTTGACGGTGGGTGGCACTGCGTACGGCATGACCGTCGGCTGACAGAGGCCGACCAGCGCGTTGCCTGCGCCATGCACCTCTTCATCCCATCGCTGGTGCCGGGCCAGCAAGTCGACGCCGGCGAGGACTGGGTCGAGTACGAGTTCGCCAGTGGGAATCGCTGGCGAGACACCGGTATGAACAAGTATGCGAACACCTTTTAAGGAGCACCAGCATGAGTCTGACCCTTCGCCCCTATCAAAGCGGTGCCATTCAAGGCATCTACAACTACTTCCATGAGGACACCGGAAATCCGTTGGTGGTGATCCCCACTGCCGGTGGCAAGTCGCTGGTCATGGCCACCTTCGTCGAGGGCGTGCTCAAGGCCTATCCGGACCAGCGCATCCTGATCGTGACCCATGTGCGGGAGTTGATCGAGCAGAACTACACCGAACTCAAGAAGCTCTGGCCGCAGGCCCCTGCGGGCATCTATTCGGCCGGTCTCAAGCAGCGTGACATCCATGCCCGGATCCTTTTTGCTGGCATCCAGTCGATCCACAAGCGGGTCTATGACGTCCAGCAGTGTGACCTGGTGCTCATTGACGAGGCACACCTGATTCCGCGGTCGAGCAACACCATGTACCGGCGCTTTCTGTCTGACCTGGCCCGGCTCAACCCCCAAATGAAGGTGATCGGCCTGACCGCTACGCCATACCGGCTGGACTCCGGACTCCTGCATGAAGGCGATGACGCCATCTTCACGGACATTGCCTATGAGGTGTCGGTGCGGGAGTTGATCGACCAGGGCTACCTCTCCCCGCTGATCTCCAAGCGCATGGCCACCCAGATTGACCTGACCGGCGTGGGCACCCGTGGCGGCGAGTTCATTGCCAAGGACCTGGAGGCGGCGGTCGATAAGGACTCAATTACCCAGGCCGCCGTTGACGAAATCTTCTCCTACGGCAAGGACCGCAAAAGCTGGCTCATCTTCTGTGCCGGTGTGGACCATGCCTACCATGTGCGCGATGCGATTCGTGCGCGTGGCGTGAACTGCGAGACCATCGTCGGCGACACACCCGGTGCGCAGCGCGAGTCCATCATCAATGACTTTAAGGCTGGCAGGATTCAATGCCTGACCAACGCCAATGTGCTCACCACCGGGTTCAACGCTCCAGGCGTGGACTTGCTCGCCATGCTGCGTCCCACAAAGTCGGCGGGGCTGTATGTCCAGATCGTGGGTCGCGGCTGCCGGCTGGCGCCTGGCAAGACCGACTGCCTGGTCTTGGACTTTGCCGGCAACATTGCCCGCCACGGTCCCATTGATGCCGTCAAACCCAAGCGACCCAAGGGCGGTGAGGATGGCGTTGCACCCACCAAGGCCTGCCCCGAGTGCGACAGCATCGTGCACGCATCGGTGCGCACCTGTCCTGATTGCGGGCATGTGTTCCCGCCGCCCGAACTCAAGATCGAGGCCAAGGCCAGCAACCTGGACATTCTGACCTCCGGCAAGTCCGAGTGGGTGCCTGTCACCCGGGTTTCCTACGCCCGACATGACAAGCCGGGCAAGCCGCCATCACTGCGCGTGGACTACTGGAGCGGGCTCACGCACCACAGCGAATGGATCTGCATCGAGCACCAGGGCTATCCGCGCCAGAAGGCGGCCTCCTGGTGGGCCAACCGCGCCCAAGGCTTGCCGTTGCCCCGCCGGGTGGATGAGGCGATCGCCTGCGCAGCCAAGCTGCGCTGCCCCTCCGAGATCGCCGTGCGCCCGAGCGGTCGCTACACCGAGGTCGTCGGAGCCCGGTTTCCATGATGTGCGTGATTTGCCGCAGGGATGCCCGCGGCTATGGATTCGCACCTCGCTACATCCGTGTGGAGGCGCCAGACAGCAAACAGTGCTCTAGGCGCTGCCAGAACATCACTGCAAGGTTGAAGGGAATGATCGATCCAAACAAACACGAAGCCAATGCGCTGGCAGCCGCCGGCATGAGCGCAGGCGCCTATGTCGAGGAGATCGGCAAGACCGACCTGGCAAGCTGGACCGAGCAGGAGTGGGCGACGCTCATCGATGTGGCTGTCACCGCATTTCAAGACTTTCTGCGCCAGGCCTATGCCGATGACCCACCGTTTTAAGGAGCGCCATGACAAACAAGAATTACATGGCGCAGTTGGGCGCCACCCTGGTCGATCGCGGCTTTCCGATCCTGCCAATTCAACCCAACACCAAGAAGCCTGGGCTGTACAAGCTTGGCGCTTGGCACGAGTACCCCAAGTGGAGTCGGCACTGCGAGCGTGACACCACCGACAACGAGGTCGACATCTGGGGCAACTGGCCCGAAGCCGGCATCGGTATCGCCGCGGGGCGGGTGATCGGCATTGACATCGACATCCTCGATTCGCCCACCATCGCGTTGGAGATCGAGGCGCTGGCCAAGCGGATGCTGGGCGACACACCTGCGGTTCGCATTGGCCATGCACCCAAGCGCCTGCTGGTCTACCGAGCCGTGCAGCCGTTTTCCGGCTTCAAGTACCCGCCCATTGAGGTGCTGGGCGTCGGCCAGCAGTTCATCGCCTATGGCATCCACCCTGACACCGGCAAGCCCTACGACTGGCCAGTGAGTACCTTGGCGGACCTTAGCCCTGATGACTTGCCCGGCATCACGGAGGCCCAGGCCCGAGAGTTCGCCAAGGAGGCGTACCGCTTGATTCCGGCCGAGTTGCGTCCCAAGACCCTGGGCGTCGGCCTGCGTGCGCCGATGGAGTGCGCCAACCTTCCTGAGCAGCGTGGCACCTATGAAGCTGTTGAAGATGCCCTCAGGCACATCGTCAATGCCGATCTGGATTACGACAGTTGGGTCCGCATCGGGATGGCCACCAAGGGGGCGCTCGGCGATGAAGGTTGGCCCTTGTTTGAGGCATGGTCCGAAAGCTCGCAGAAGAACGACCCCAAGACGACGGCACGCAGTTGGCGCAGCTTCGCCCCCCAGCGCATAGGCGCCGGCACGATTTACAAGCTGGCGCTGGACAACGGCTGGGAGCCCGATGCCGAGATGCAGTTGAACGGTGAAATCGTCATGAATGGGCACCACCCGGCGCGTGAGTTTCTGCAGGCGCTGCAAGCCGCTGACCCTATTTCCATTGAGCCCCAGGAAATCTCACTGCCTCCACCCAAGCCTATGCCGGTCGGTTGGGATCAGGTGGGGGGTGTGATTGCAGACATGATTGCTTTGATGGCAGCGACGGCCAAACGCCCTCAGCCGGTGCTCGCGCTCGGTGCGAGCCTGTGTGCGATCGGGGCACTGATGGGGCGTAAGTACCGGACCGAGAGCAACACCCGTTCGAACCTTTATGTGGTTGGTATCGCCGAGAGTGGTGCCGGCAAAAATCACAGCCGCGTGGTGATCAACGAGCTGTTCCGCAAGGCCAACCTGCTGCAGTACCTGGGTGGCAACAAGATCGCATCGGGCTCAGGCCTGTTGACAGCCATCCAGCGCCAGCCCGCGATCCTGTTCCAACTCGATGAGTTCGGGATGTTTCTCTCGGCAGCAGCCGATCGCAAGCGTTCGCCGCGCTATGTGTGCGAGATCCTGGACCTGATGACTGAGCTTTACACCACCTCGGGCACCACCTATTTCGGGGTGGAGTACGCCAGCACCCAACACAACAACGCCCACCGGGCTATTCACCAGCCATGCGCCTGCATCTATGGCACCACGACGCCCTTGCACTTTTGGCAGGCGTTGCAGGCGTCCAACGTGGCAGACGGATCGCTGGCTCGCTTTCTGATCATGGAAAGCGAGGACGACTTCCCGGACAGCAACGAGGCGTTTGGCGTCATCGACCCGCCCCAAGACCTGATTGACCGGCTGATCCTTATCCACCAGGGAGGGGGCAAGCTCAATGGCAATCTCACGGATGTGGGGGCCATCGATGAGGTACTGGTGGATCCCCGCGTGGTCCCGATGACTGCGCAAGCCAGAGCCACCTTCCGCCAGCTTGACCAGGAGTTGGTCGAGCGCCTTCGCACCTCACGAGGCACCGGTTACTCCTCCATCCTGGCCCGGATCGAGGAAAACGCCACCAAACTGGCACTCATTCGTGCGGTCTCGCGTGACCCAGTGGACCCCCAGATCGAGGATCACGATGCCGAGTGGGGGATCATGCTCTCGCGCCACTGTGCCGAGCTCACGATCCGTGAAGCATCTGCCCGTGTGTCCGAGAACCAGGTGGAGTCCCACCACAAGCGGGCCATGCAGATCCTGCGGGATGCGGGCATGGCCGGCATGTCCAAGAGCGACTTCACCAGGCGCACCCAGTTCATGGACCACCGCCAGCGTGACGGGGTGCTGCGCACACTGGCTGAGGCTGGGCTGATCGAGATGATGGCCCTGCAAAGCAAGGGTCGCCCGGCTCAGTGGATCAAGGTCCTATGAGGTGGGGGTGGCGCCCGGATGGGCTTGCTTCAGTAATTTCATCTTTCAAACCCCCCACTAGAGATACACATATAAAAAGTGGGGGCCTAGAGCCTCGCGCGCGCGAAGGCCCCCCAGACAGAGACAGAGAGAAGGAGAACTAGATTGAAATAAATAAATATTGAAATATCTCTCTACTACTCCAAGGCCCATGCACTTGGCGTTGAAAGATGAAAGATTGAAGCCGGCCCTGGCTACTGCCACGTGAGCCGCTTCGACTTTCCCGAAGCCGTAACAGAAACGGACATGAGGGAGCCGCACCAGCCCTGACCCGGCGATGCCTGAGCTCCTCCAGGTCGCTTGAACAAGTTGGCACGAGCGCTTGTTCGCACCCTTGGAGGACTTCCCCGATGCATCGCACACAAGATTCACAACCCAACGCCACACCCCAAGCCGTTCTGGCGCTGGACCTGGGCACCACGACTGGCTGGGCTCTGAGCCTGCCGGATCGCTCGGTCACCCACGGCTATGCCAGCTTCAAGCCCCAACGATTCGAGGGTGGCGGTATGCGCTACCTGCGCTTTCGTCGCTGGCTCGATGAACTCCTGGCTACGACGGCCCCGAGAGGCGCCGCATCTGGGCTGGACGCGGTTTATTTCGAGGAAGTGCGCCGTCACCTTGGAGTCGATGCCGCGCACGCCTACGGCGGCTTTCTGGCAACCCTGACCAGCTGGTGCGAGCACCAAAAGATCCCGTACCAGGGCGTCCCCGTGGGCACGATCAAGCGCCATGTGACCGGCAAGGGCAACGCTGGCAAGTCCGAGATGGTTTCTGCCGTGCGTGCCCGAGGCTACCTGGTGGCCGATGACAACGAGGCAGATGCTTTGGCCGTCCTGGACTGGGCATTGGCGCAAGGCGCTGGGCGCACTTCGGGAGGTGCCCGTCATGGCTAAAAAACCGGTCACGCAACCCCTGGAGCACGGCAGCGTCGTTCACCTGGCCGGCGGCAGGCTTGCCGAGTGGAACAGCCTCGCCGAAGAGGGTACGAGCTACCGCACCGAGCACTTTCGCTGCATTGACTCCCTGGGCATCTTGCTGCGCAACGGCTCGATCACGCCTCAAATGCACGATGCAGGACAGGACTTCAACCGAACCTTTGTCTTTGCGCAGATGGACCCGGCAGGCGCTCCGCCGCTCACCCGCATTCCCGGTGGCCAGTGGAAGGACAGCATGACCGAGCGGGTGGTCTGGGCACGCAAGCGCATGCATGAGGCGCTCGACGCAGTTGGAGGAATCAGCAGCCCGGGTGGCTGCGCCGTTTGGCATGTGGCAGGTCTGGGTCGCAGCGTGAAAGAGTGGTCAGCCGTTGAGGGGTGGAACGGCCGAACGCTCAATCAGTACGAAGCCAAAGGCATCCTGGTCGGTGCGCTCGCGGTGCTTGCAGTTCACTACGGATATTCACGCTGAAAGTGCTTGACCGATATATATCGATGAGATACATTTCAGCTAATCACTCAAATCACGCCCACCCGGTTTTTCCTGGTGGGCGTTTTGTTTTCTGCCCTTCAAACCCGCCCCATGCACCAGGTGCTGCGAGGCGGGTTTTTCATTTCAGGCCTTCATGAACCCCATCAAACTCGAATACCGCGCGGTCGATTCGTTGATCCCCTATGCGCGCAATGCCAAGCAGCATTCCGACGCTCAGGTGGCTCAGATCGCCGCCAGCATTCGTGAGTTTGGCTGGGGTGCACCCATCCTGATCGATGGCGCGAACAACGTCATTGCCGGCCATGGTCGGTTGCTGGCTGCACGCAAACTCGGTCTTGCCGAGGTTCCCGTGGTGCCCATGGAGCACCTCACCGATACCCAGCGCCGCGCCCTAATCCTGGCCGACAACAAGATCGGTGAGAACGCCTCTTGGGAAGACGAACTGCTCGGCATCGAGTTGTCCGAGTTGAAGGACGCGGGCTTTGACCTTGGCCTCACTGGCTTTTCCACTGAGGAGTGGGAGGCGCTGATTGCTGGCGAAGAGAAGACCCAAGACGGTTTGACCGATGAGGATGCAATACCTGAGGTCGCCGAGTCTCCGGTCTCCAAGCCAGGTGACATCTGGGTGCTCGGTGAGCACAAGCTGCTGTGCGGCGATGCAACCAAGGCCGACGACTATCAAGTCTTGCTCGGCGAGGAGTTGGTGGACATGACCTTCACCGACCCGCCTTACAACGTGAACTACGCCAACACGGCCAAGGACAAGATGCGCGGCAAGAACCGCCCCATCATGAACGACAACCTGGGCGAAGGGTTCGGCAGCTTCTTGTTCGACGCCTGCGACAACATCCTC